CTCGGCCAAAGGTGATATGGCAGCGAACCTTGCACATGCGTTTGAATATGTTGACTCGATGGAGTATTTCTTCAGTACGGGTTTGCCCTCAAAATTAACTGTTCACTATTGGTTGACTTCATTGTTGTGGCTAGTTGTCCTTAGTTGGATAGTGTGGTATCTGCAGAATCACTTCTTCAGATTCAGTAATGTGTATGTGTATGTTAGGAAGTTCGATCATCCCATACTAGAGACTGAATCCGATGACCTCAGACCTGACCAGGGATCTGTAGGAAAGTTGAAACATATTGACCCAAGTCTAGCGGTAATACGCTATACTAAGTATGGGACCTGGGGACCTATTCGGTACCCAGTTTTCAGAAGGGAGCTTGTTGTCAGCTTGGAGGTGTTTTCGCAGTTGACCACGGCCCATAATATGTCACTTCGTGCCGATGACACCATTTGTGGAGAGCGTATGTCGTTTAGTGCGAATAAGCTTGACTCAGTGATGGTTAACAAATACCTCCCCTTTGGAGGGTTTGATGTCTGGGCAAATACGCAGTTAGTGGCATTTGGTGCGTATAAATCCATGCGTGAAAAGGTTAGAGAAATACCTTTTCCGCGTGGCCCTGCCTCCATGATGACATGGTGAGAGGGTTTGGGTACCGTTATGGTGAAGTCCCCCTTCCTAAGATTTTGGAAATCAAAGAGGGAGTTACCATCACGGCGCCCAAGCCCTCGTCGGGCCTACGTCGACCAGTTGTCAAAGTCGACTTAGGTCCCCATGTTCGGGGTGCGGCCCTACCGCACGCCGATCCTGCCGATCCTGGCACCATGGAAGCAGGGGTACGGAAGCGATCTGCTTTCAAGGCTCCGAGGCCGGACACCCTCAGGTTGGAACGCTTACGTTGTTTTGTGCGTAAGTGGGTCCGCCATAATCTTGTCCCTTTAGCACCTGATACCGATTTATCGGTGGAATCTTGGTTACGGGAATGTAGTTACCCCCAGACTCGAAAGGAGGAGTTGTGGCAAAAGTGGCTGAGACTAAAGTCGATCAAAGACCCGAGTAAAAAGTACAAGCTTTGTAAGGGGTTCATGAAGGATGAATCTTACATTGATTGGAAACATGCAAGAGGAATAAACTCTCGATCTGATGAGTTTAAGTGTTTTGTTGGCCCTATTTTCAAGCGTATTGAAGAGATTTTATATAAGGACCACCACTTCATCAAGCATGTTCCGGTTGCTGATCGCCCTCAATACATCAGGGATTTGTTGTATAAGGTAGGTGCAAAGTATATTTCCACTGACTACACGGCATTTGAGAGTTTGTTCATTGCCGAATTAATGGACTGTTGTGAATTTGAGTTGTATGATTATATGACGGAATTCCTCCCCAATCATGATGATTTCATGGGTACCATTAGGGCTGTTCTTGCTGGTGTTAACACCAGTGAGTTTAAGTTCTTTACTTTCTCTGTTCCTGCGACGAGAATGTCTGGTGAAATGAATACATCATTAGGAAATGGGTTTTCGAATTTAATGTTTATGTTATTTTTGTGTGAGGAATTAGGATCAACTGTCGATGGAGTTGTAGAAGGTGATGATGGCGAGTTTAGGGTTGATGGACCTATCCCGACTTCAAAGGACTTTGAGTCCTTGGGATTGGTGATTAAGTTGGAGGAACATGATGATCTATGTACGGCTTCCTTTTGTGGGTTGATTTTCGACCCCGAGGAATTGATCAACATTACCGAACCACTTAAGGCATTGTGCAACTTCGGTTGGACAACCAACAACTACTATAAAGCCAAACGTTCGACTAAAATGGCCCTTTTAAAGGCCAAATCCTTGTCTTACGCCCACCAATACCCTGGTTGCCCCATTATCAGCCGCTTAGCAATGTATGGTTTGAGAATGACTAGGTCTGTAAGTCCAAGACACTTAAGACACTTTGTTGCTGAAAAATGGAGAACCTCACTCTTTATACGTGAGGAAACCCTTAAGGCTTTAGCTTACTTCGAGGATAACTCCTTTAATGTTCCCCATAAGGAAACTGGTCTTAGGACCAGGATGCTAATGGAGCGCAAATTTGGAATTACCGTTGAGGTCCAATTAAGTATCGAAAGCTACTTGAATGGTAAGGATGACCTCTCACCAATTGACCACCCTTTGATGGATCTTTTGGCTCCTCGTGCATGGCAGGATTATTATGCTGTGTACTGTTTGAAGGGAATTGACCCGTCTGAAGAACGGGCCATGTGGGTTGAGTATGATGGCTTTACTCGAGAATGGTAGCCATAGTTAAGTTACACTTTATAAAAGACAACCTGAGGTCACCCAGACCGATAAATGGGTGTTTACAATACTTTAAATTGTGTTCTAGAGGGGCAGCTATCTTTAGCTACTGTCTTATCCTGGG